TGTATCTTCTAGAACAGTTGTTTAAGTCATAGCGCATTTGATTTTCATCAACCAGGGCCGACGCTATCATTGTGTCGACTATTTTACCGCTAATCCTTAAACCGAGCGCTCGTATCCAACAAACGTCGTACATGGCGTTGTGAAATATCTTTGTGGCTGGTGTATATAATACAGCTTGAAACCATTTTAAAACTTTTGCTTTGTCCATATTACCACCACCTTCGTGTGCTATTGGATAATAACCACACCAACCTTTAACAGCTACTGCTATTCCTACAACCTCTCCTACTCCTACAATAGAGCCAGAGCCTCTCCTTACGTTTAAATGAGGATCCTTGGTTTCTAAGTCTATTGAAATTTCATCATGTTTAGATAGATCTGGAAAATCTTCTGGTGGTAACCATTCTGTCCGTGGTTTAAATAGTGGCATCTGTATCATTTATTTTTCTTCCATTTGTTATATCCCTCTATCCATGTTTTTTCCTCTGCCTCTTCTTTTGTAATGCCAGCGTTTTTATATTCTTCTGCCTCTGTCATCGGCACCATATAATCAGGCAAGCTATAATCTCTTTCAATAATCATTTCTATAAAGTGAATTGCTTTTTCTAAATCTTGTCTTTTTCCTTTCAATCTGTGTCTCAAGATATATTTTATAACGCAGCCTTCCGGATAAAGCAACTCATTTTCAATTACAAATTTACTTGGCTGAATTTTAAATTTCTGATAGTGTGTTCCACCAATTTGTTTGTCGTATGGTTTCATATAATAAAATATAAATATATTTTGATTCCAAAATAAAATGTCATCATTGATAGTAAAATAGCCTCACTTGTTAAGTCCATCATATTATAAATGCCTTTTCAGCACGCTTAGGTTCTATGATGTGTAAATTTTCTTTTGTACGTGTTGCACCTACATAAAATAATCTATTTTCATCATCAGGATTTTTGTGGTATGATTCCAAAGTAGTTTTAGTAAGATCAGTTAACAATACTACATTCTGACATTCCCCTCCTTTAGCTGCATGTATTGTGGATAGTTCTATTCTTGGTTTTTTATTTAACTGTTCTCCATTCTTTCTCATTTTTCTTAAATAGTTTATTCGTTTTGAGCCTGCATCATCAAAGGCATCAAACCAAACTTCTTTAGTTTTTAATCCAAAGTCTTTAGTTAATTGATCAATGCCATAAAAGGATCCTTTAGTCATACCTTGTATTAACTTTTTATCTGTGCGATCAGGGGACATATACCCATAAATTTTTTCTACCTGTTTATAAGTTAAAAGTTGTCCTTGTCTTAAATGTTCCCAGTCTGTGGCAGCTTCTTGAATGTCTTTCTCATAACTACGTTTATGTCTGGTTTCATAATACAAACCTTTACGATGTAGAACATCTTCTATTTCTCTTAACATGTATTTAGTTCGAGCCAACACTAACCAATCACCTGAAGCCATATCTACTGATTCAATATCAAAATGTCTCTGTAGACTGCCTTCACTGGTTCTAGGTTGCCATGTTTTATCTATTCTATGTTTAATTCTATTTATAATTCCCATTGCAAGTTGGTGTACTTTTACTGGTATTCTGTGTGATTGTATTAAAGGAAGGTTTATCATTTGATCCTGTAGGGCTATGAAAGAATCTACATGTGCGCCAGCCCATTTAAAAATAGCCTGATCATCATCCCCTGCGATAAAGGCATCTTCGGTCTTGTCCCAAATAGAACGAGCCATGTCCCATTGCATTAAAGATAAATCTTGTGCTTCATCAATAAACACTACATCAAAGGTTGGTGATTTATCCCCTTTAGTAAAATCTAAAATCATGTCATTAAAATCTATTAAGTTATATTCTTTTTTATATCTTTGCAGTTCATTGGAAATAATATGTAGCTTATTTAGCTCTAAGTCTTGGGTATGTTCTTGTTTATTAAACTGTTGTTCCACAGTAATATTTCTAACCTTCGCAAGATTAATAATTTGTAAATACTCACTATCAGATGTAAAAATACCATGATCTTGTTGGTGGTCTGCATAAGTTACAGGAAACCCAAGTTTTTTTCCAAGGTCTTTGTAGTGGCTCGATTGCATAACCTGATCTTTCTTTAGCCCTAATTTTCTAAACGCTAGTGAGTGTAGAGTTCTAAAATATGGAAGGTCGTCCGCAGTTAAATTAAATTTTTTAATTGCTTCGTCTCTAGCATGGTATGCAGCTTTTTGAGTAAAAGCAAAATAGCCTATTCTATCGGGGTCTGTTTCTTTTAAATAATGATCTACTTTTTTAAGTAAAGTTGTAGTCTTACCGGTACCTGGTGGTCCTAAGACTATGGTTTTCATTAAAACACGTCCTTCGCTTTTAGTTCTTTTTGAACATAATCATCTTTTCTTTTATCAAACTGCTTAACAGTGAATACTGATATTCTATTTTTACCAACCCTAGTATCTTCACAATTACAAAATTCTTTTAACATCTGAGCTGTACGTTGATAGTTTATATCCCATCGCTGTCTAATTAAAAAGTGAGTATAAAATTTATTAAATATAAAATGATGAAATCCTTCATTATTCCATACACCCCCATTTTTAAGATCCGTGATAGCTGATCCAATGTGTCTATTTAAACAAAATTCTTCTAGATGATTTCTTAATTGATCTGCTGTTGTTACACCTTCTGGTGCTTCCACAGGTTCGTGGTTCTTCATCAGTGGATTTATAATCATGTCCCAGTCTTTAGGCTTAACTGTTGGTGGTTTAAAGTCTAACTGTTCCATACACGCTTCCTGGAATAGACTCTGTTGTTTAAGATATTTAACGTTCTCAAGATGTAAACGTTCACCATCAACGTTAAGATAATAATAAGGTTTTTCTAATTTAATTTTTTGTAAGTCTGTTAATGCAGGAAAGACTATCTCTCCACCAATACCAAACTTTCTTTCTCTACATAATTTTTTATCACATAAATTACACATTGGAACATCATTGCATTTATAGCCCCAGTCTTTTTTATCGTGTTGTCGTTTAATAATATCGACTTCTGATTCACTTAAAGGAGCTGCTGACGCTGCAATGTTAAACATTGTGAGTCTGCTCTTCCACTCTGCTGGCCATTTCTTTTTGGCATAAACAGCGTAATGAAACAACGCATTATTTCTTCCGCCTTCTGGTATTTTATTTAATGCCATTAGTTCTATACACGGTGGTGCATCATCATAATCAGATTTAGGTCTTTCTATTTTAATTTTTGTTATGTCTTTTTGTTTTGCTTCTTCGTATATTTTATAAAACTCTTCTAAACTTGCTGCAGCGCCATCGTCTTTAAAGGCATAACGTGTTGTATCATCACCATTAAAGTATGGTAAGTTAAGAAAATTACCTGTATCATCTTGCGATTTTAATTGAATTTGTTTAGGGAAGACCTCTGATCCACCATATCCTAGTAATGTTTTTATTTCTGTAAGCTTGTCTCTCATTCTTTCTGCAGCTACGGGTTGCTGTGAGAAAAGAAAGACATGAGCCCCACCACTCTTCGATCTACACACTACCAGTGGTAGATTAAATTGTTTTATTTTATTTATTAATTTTTTATGATCAAAACCTGCATATGAATCAATGTCTACACATCCCCACACACATTCGTTTTTTTCGTTAATTGGAACTATACCTAAACTTTGACTGCCTTGTAAATGCATTCTCCAGAGATCGTCAGTTACTGGTTGACGTACTACAAAAGATTGACCTTTTAATTTAACACCATTCTCAGCTGGTGTACTTATTTTAGTACAACCATGGGCGCGTTCTAGTCCTTTAAATATTTCTTTAAATCTATCTATACTCATTTTATTATCTACTACTAATTTTATACTCATAATTTTGTCTTGGGCGCTTCCACTCTCGCTTCCACGCCCAATCCTAGGAATCTAGCTTACGCTAGATGATTAATATGGTGAATCGGTTTTTGATTCGTCAGATCCGTGTTTAACTTTCACTTGACCCTTGCTGTTTTTTTCAGCAAAGCTTTTAGCAATCGCATAAACACCTTTATCT